TGCAGGCGATATCTCAGATAAAGAAATTATCTGTGATTTTCCATTCTAAGACAATTTATAGGGGGGCAAGGCAACTTGCCTCTCTTACTTATTTAAGAGGGAGTATATGAAAGTACAGTTTTATAAAAAAATGTTTAATGGTGAAATGCGTGATTTTGTTCGCATACCGATTGTAGAATCTAGAGATGTTTTTGAAAGTACAGTTAGACCACAGGATATACAAAGATTTCCTAAAGCATGGGCTTTGTATAAAGAAAAAGAAAAGAAGCCTGTTGTTGGAACAGAGTTAGTAAAACTACCAGGTATTTCTGAGGACAAGAGAGTTGAGTTAGAAGTCAAAGGTATTGAAACAATAGAAGATTTAGCAAAAGCCAAAGTAACAGAATTAGAGATTATGGGCGATGTCTATATCCAATTACAGGAAATAGCTAAGTTGCACATGAAAGCTAATCCAACGAAACCAAAATTAAAAGTTGTTGAGAAGAAAGAAACAAAATGAGCCTTTTAACGATATGCCAGAATGTTGCTGATTTTACAGGTTTTGAAAGACCAGTAACAGTAATTGACAACACCGATCCGATTGCTAGGCAATTACTCGCTTTAGCAAAGAGAGAAGGTACGCAGTTAATGAAAACAACAGCATGGCCTGTCTTATTAAAAGAACATACTTTCAGCACATCAAGTGGTACGGCTGCTTATGCATTGCCAAGTGACTTTGACAGATTGGTTAATGAGACTGCTTATAACCGATCAGATAACGATATATTTACAGGGCCAATGACACCTGCACAGTATCAGTTGCAAAATCATGGAACTGCATCATCTGGTACAACAGAAAAGTTTAGATTAAAAGCAGCATCTAATGCATTAAAGTTTGAAATAGACCCTACACCATCATCAACACAGACAGTAGGATTTGAGTATGTATCATCCTTTTACAGCCAGACATCTGGTGGCACTGGACAGGCTGCATGGGCGGCAGATACAGACACAGGAATATTACCAGAATATCTAATGGAAATGGGTCTTACATGGCGTTTTAAAAGCAGTCATGGGCTAGATTACGCAGAAGATTACAGACAATATCAATTAGAGGTTAGACAGGCTGTAGCCTCACAAGGTGGCTCACCATTATTAAGCATGGATGATGCCAGAAGATTAGTTGTTTCACCTTACAGCTACAATTTAAATGATGGTAATTATGGAGTGAGCAGTTAATGCTTCAGCCTTTAAAATCGGCAAGTCAGTATAAGGTCAAATCAGTTTCTATACCTGCCCCTTTTGGTGGGTTAAACAGTCGTGATTCAGTAGACTTTATGAAACCAACTGATGCTATTGTTATGAGCAATTTTTTTCCGACTGTGGAAAAGGTGACATTGCGAGAAGGCTATACAAGTTTCTGTACTGGTATTGGTTCTGGAGATGTAGAAACACTGATAGAACATAATGCAGGCAGTAACAGACAACTCCTGGCTATTGGTTCTGATGGCACATTGTATCAGATTGACACTGGTTCGGCTGTTAGTAAAAAGACAGGATTATCTAATGGCAGATCACAGACGGCTGCATTTAACGGCAGAACATTATTTGCCAATGGTGCAGAGCAGTTTAGTTGGGATGGCAGTAGTGCAGCAGATATATCGCTGACATTATCAGACAGTACATCACAAGGCACATTAAAAGGTGTTCATGCACATAAGAACAGAATTTACTGGTGGCGTGGTACAGATCAGAACTTTTATTACTCAGCATCTGTTGATACCTTTTCTGGCAATATGACATTGTTTAATTTAGGTGTTGTAGCTGATAAAGGCGGTAATATTATTTCTATGGGTACAATCACCATTGATGGTGGTGAAGGCTTAGATGATTTACTGGCAATTATATTATCCAGTGGACAAGTATTAGTTTACTCTGGCTCTAATCCTAGTAGTGGATTTAGTCTTATCGGCTCTTTTAGAATTGCAGAGCCTGTCAATGAGCCACGAAGCGTTGCAAAGTTTGGCGGTGATTTAGCAGTATCAACCAAAGAAGGTTATATAGCATTATCGCAGGTTATGAAAAATGATGTTATCGGCACAAGGGCGGCAGCGTTATCTGAAAAGATTAGAGGTACAGTGATTGCACAGGTTGCTGCAACAGGAACGACAACTGGATGGCAAACATTTATTAGTCCAGACGGCACAAAGATATATTTTAACTACCCAACAGGTGATGGTACTGATCCATATAATCAGCACGTCTTTAACCCTATTATAAATGCATGGTGTAACTTTGAAGCGATACCTGCAAGTGTCTGGGGCAGTTTTAATGGCGATACCTATTTTGGTAGTGCATCTGGTGTAGTTTTTAAAGTTGGAGGATTTGCAGATGTGGATGCAGCTATTACTGGTGATATTGCTACTGCTTATAACTATTTCGGTGACAGAGCATCAATAAAACGCTTTTCATCTGTAGCACCAATGTTAGAGGCAAGCACTAATGTCAGTTTTGATTTTGGTATTGCAGTCGATCAAGAACCTGTATCGGCACTTAATTTAAGCACAACAAATTTTGCATCTGAATTAGCAACATGGGATTTAGCTACATGGGATGAGTTCCATTGGGCTGATCAGGCAGGTGCAGGCATAACACAAAGAAGAAAATCAACAAGCCGTCTTGGTAGAAGTGCAGCAGTGCGTATCAAGGTGGCAACCAGTTCACAATCAGTCAGTTTTATTTCTGCTAATTTTACTTACTTACCAGGAGGCCCATTCTAATGGCATACAGTTCAGGCACATTTTCAAGATTATATGATTGGACAACCGACAGAGATGCAGGTGTTAAGATTCGTGCAGATCGTATGGATGAAGAATTTGATGGCATAGCGACAGGCTTAACAACAGCTATATTAAAAGATGGTACACAGACAACCACAGCCGTTGTACCTTTTGCTTTTGGCATATCCATTGTCGATAATAAAGCCATAACTCTAGGCACAAATTCCGATATTACAATCCAATATGATGAAACCACAAATGACAGTCTGGAGATTGCTGCGGCAATAGAAGGGGCTGCTTTAGGAATCGTTTTCAAAAGTGACCAAGGAGACGATAATGCGGATTCACATAAACTAAGTATTGCTGATGGTGGTACGCTGACTTTAGCAAGTAAAATATCAGGAAGCTTTGTCACTTACCTTACACATACACCAAACTCTACAGTAGCTAGTTCTACACTGGCAGTTGCAGGTAATTTAACTGTAGGTGGTTCATTAACATTAGGCTCTGGTGCAGTATTGTCAGAAGCAGAGTTAGAACAATTAGATGGTATTACAGCAGGTACAGTTGCCGCTAGTAAAGCTATGGTTGTAGATGCTAACAAAGATATAGGAACAGTTCGTAACTTAACCATAGATGGTACATTTTCAGATGGTAACTACACGTTTGATACAAGTGGTAATGTTAGTGGTTTAGGTACTATTGCTTCAGGTGCTATTACATCTAGTGGTATTGTAACTGGAACTGGTTTTACCGCAGGTAGTGCTGTTTTAGCTGAAGCAGAACTAGAGTTACTTGATGGCTTAACTGCAGGTACAGCTATAGCTTCAAAAGTAGTCACAACAGATGCAAATATAGATACTTCAGGACAAAGAAATTTAACTATCTCTGGCGAATTAGATGCAGGTAGTTTAGACGTATCAGGTGATGCTGACATAGATGGTACTCTAGAGGCTGATGCAATAACAGTTAATGGTACAGCACTTAATACTGTAATCGCAGGAGTTACAGTTACAAATGCTACGACAGCAGCAGTAGCAACAACTGTAACAATTAGTGACAATGAAAGCACAAACGAAGAAAATGCAGTCGTCTTTACGGCAGGTGGCGATGTAGATGGCGGTAATATAGGATTAGAGAGTGATGGTAATTTAACTTATAATCCAAGCACAGGAACTGTATCAGCAACAATATTTAAAGGAAACATAGATGCCGTTGATGGAGACTTTGATGGCACTCTAGAAGCAGATGCAATTACTGTAAATGGAACTGCTTTAGCGACAGTTATTGCAGGAACAACAGTAACTGATGCTACAAACTCTGCCCATGTTTTAGTAACTGACAATGAAAGTACCAATGAAGAAAATCTTATTACTTTTGTAGAAGGTGCTACTGATAGCACAGGCAATGTTGGCTTGGAAATGGATGGTAATCTTTCTTATAATCCAAGTACAGGTACAGTAACGGCTACAGTATTTAAAGGTAATATAGATGCTGTAGATGGCGATTTTGATGGTACTTTAGAAGCGGACGCAATCACTATTGGCGGTACAGGAATAGGTTCTATCTATAGTGCAATAGCAGGTAGTTCTAATATTGTAACAACAGGTGCATTAAACGCAGGATCAATCACTAGTGGATTTGGTGCTATAGATAATGGATCAAGTAACATCACAACAACTGGTGTTGGTACATTTGCATCGTTAGATATATCTGGTGATATAGATGTAGATGGTACAGCTAATTTAGACGTTGTAGATATTGATGGTGCAGTTACATTAAGTAGCACAGTAAGTGGTTTAGATGTAAACGGCACAGAAATTATTTTAGATGCTGATGCCGATAGTTCTATAACTGCTGATACAGATGACCAAATTGACATTAAAGTTGGTGGCACAGATACAATTAAAATAGAACCAGATGCAGTTACAATTCTAGGTCCTCACCCTGACCTTAATTTACAAGATAGTGATGACAATAATACTGGAGGTGTGTATTATAATGATGGTAGAATAACTTTAGCTTCTGACAATGGCGCACAGCATTCTGGAAGTTCTTTAGTATTATCTGTTGATGGAACAGCAAGAGTGACAGTTGACGATGGTGGTGATGTTGACATTGAAACAGGTGATATATTCTTTTCTACAGCAGGAAAAGGCATCAATCTAGGTGTTACATCAAACACAGATAGCAACACATTAGATGATTATGAAGAGGGAACGTATACGATTGCAATGACAGCAGCTTCTTCAGGAACTATAACTTTAAATAGTAGTTTTAATACAGGTCATTATACAAAAATAGGAGATACTGTAACTGTTCATGGTCATCCCAAAATAAGTTCAGTTTCAAGTCCAAATGGAAATACTTTGCTTTCTTTACCATTTACGGCAAAAAATGACAATATGACACAAGGTGTATCGGCTATGCTTGAAGCTGGGGTAACATATCAAACAAATCAAACAGGTGGATTTATGGTTCTAACATCAGCTAATACATCAACCATGACAATTATGTATAACACAAATGGTGATTTTTTTGGCTTACAAGCACAAAATGGAGGATTGGGTGCAAATGACCAATTTCGTTTCAGTATTACATATAAAGTAGAATAAAGGAATACTCTAGTGGATTGCTAGAGTTGGAAGCCTAAAAAGGAGAAACAATATGGCACAAGGTGACATTACAAAAGAATTAGAAAACGACAAAATAGAAGTTGTTATGACTTGGAACATACAAGTTCGTAAAGCTACAAAGATTATGGAAGAACAATCTGATGCCTCTAAGAAAGAACTAACTCGTTCATTTCATCGCCATGTATTAGTACCATTTAGTTCATCAAAAAGTGGTGATAAATGGACACATTCTGCTACAGACATTAGTGGTGAAGATGCAGATGTGCAGGCCATTGCAAATGCAGCTTGGACTGATGATGTTAAAGCAGCCTATAAAACTTGGGCAGAAAGTCAGACAACATTATGAGCAAAATTACAATAGATAATGATGAATATAAACTTGATGATTTGTCAGATAAAGCTAGATCATACGCTGAACATTGCCACGACTTACAGAGAAAAATTGTCAACACACAGAAAGATTTAGAGCAGTTAGTTACAGCAAAAAATACTTATTATAACG